AACCAGCTGGTCACCAAAGTACACACTGAGGTCGGTGGTGCTGAGCAATACGAGGCCATGGTTAAGTGGGCTGACAGCAACTGGACAGAGGCGGAAGTCAAGGCCTTTGACGAGATTGTTGGTGGATCCAATGAGGCCGCAATCATGGTGGCTGTACGTGGACTGAAGGCCAGCTTCCAAGCTGCCGAAGGTGTCAGTCCAAATCTGGTAGAAGGGAACGCTGGAACCCCGTCGACGGGTGCTTATCAGTCCAGGTCTGAGATGACTGCGGATATGAAGAACCCGAAGTACAAGACCGACCCGGCGTTTCGCAAAATGGTGGAGCAGAAGATAGCTAAATCAGACATTTGGTAGCTATTTCCTTCCCACTATGGAGACAAAACCGCTATAAGACGGTTATCCCTCCCTATACCTCCTGTGTTAACCCCCTGTTTCGGCAGGGGGTTTTTTACTTGACCGACCGGTCAACTACAGGACGCCAGATAACACGCGAACAGACAGCCTGATGGTCTGGGTCGAGCCGAGGCTCCCCGCATTGGACACCTGTAAGTGAGTGAGTTAGAGGCACAACAATAACTAAAACTCTAATTTACAAGGAAATAATCAAATGGCTGCTGCTACTCCCATGCGGATTGGTCAGGTCAACAGTGCCGGTGCTACCGACGCGCTGTTCCTGAAAGTTTATGGCGGAGAAGTTCTGACTGCGTTCGAGGAGAACAACGTCTTTGAAGGCCTGCAGATGATTCGCAATATCTCTGCCGGCAAGTCCGCTCAGTTCCCTGCAACTTGGAAGGTCTCTTCGAGCTACCACACCCCCGGTGCGGAAATCGTTGGTCAGACCTCCAACGTCAACGAACGTGTTATCAGCATCGACGACCTGTTGATTGCTGACGTGTTCATCCCGGTTATCGACGAGGCCAAGAACCACTTCGAGTACCGCTCTGAGTATTCTACTCAGTGTGGCCGCGAGCTGGCGAAGACCTTCGACACCAATAGCGCACAGGTCGCCTGTCTGGCTGCCCGTGCAAGCGCGACTGTTACCGGTGGTAACGGTGGCTCCCAGCTGACCAACGCTGGCTATGCGACGACTGGCAGCACGATTGCTGCTGGTATCTTCGCTGCCGCGCAGGCTCTGGACGAGAAGGACGTACCTGAGAACGACCGCGTTGCCGTTCTGCGTCCGGCTCAGTATTACCTCGTGGCTCAGACCACCAACGTCATTAACCGTGACTGGGGTGGTGCAGGCGTCTACGCTGACGGTACGGTTCTCCGTGTTGCCGGCGTGCAGATTGTCAAGAGCAACAACGTGCCGAGCACCAACGTAGCTACCGGCCCGTCTGCCTATCAGGGCAACTTCTCCAACACTCAGGGCATTATCCTGCAGAAGGGTGCCATTGGTACCGTCAAGCTGCTGGATCTCGGCCTGGAGATGGAATACGACATGCGTCGTCAGGGTACGCTGATTGTCGCCAAGTACGCACTTGGTCATGGCATTCTGCGCCCAGAGTGCGCTGTCGAACTGGTAAGCGCGTAAGCGTAATCCTTTACCTTAGGACACCGGGAGTCTCTTCTACGCATTGAGACTCCCGGTTCCGCCTTAACCTATTCCATGGAGAAATAAATGCAAACCAACTCTTTCGCTGAGCTGACTGCAAATGGCCAGTCCGCCTCGTATGAGCTGCCGGGAGACGTCTGTAATGTAGACGTATACCTCGACGACGCTGAAACGTGGGGCGCTGGTACGCTGGTACTGCAGTCCAGCCCTGACGGGGGCACCACTTGGGTTAACGTACCCAGTGCCTCTTGGACTACCGGCGACGGCGTCCTCGGTAGCTATACCGTGTATGGACGTGACGTCCGCCTCAGCCTCTCTGGCGCGACCTCCCCAAGCCTTACTGTCACCATCAAGGCGGAGCCTGTTGCATCGCAAGTGCAGCATCTCGGCCCGCTGACCGACAACGGCAACACCGACCTCATCCTGCCCCGTGCAGGTGCTGTCACTGTGTTCGCTGTGGGTACTTGGGACTCAGGCTCGCTGACCCTCTCGCTGTCTCCTGACGGCACGAACTACTACGATTCCGGCATGACTGCACTCACTGCCGATGGTGGTAGCTACTTCGCGAATGCAACCGACGAAAGCATCCTGCGCCTTGTGCTGGCCTCTGTGGCCGCTGCCTCGGCTTCTCTGGATGTCTGGGCCTTCGCAACCGACCTGTAATACCCCGCCCCGGATGGCTCACGCTGTCTGGGGCTTTTTTTCGTTTTTGGAGACTACTAATGGCAGTTATCAACGCAAACCACGCGTCACATGGTGGCGGCGTCCATGCGGTCACATGGCCTGCACTCGCAAACGGCGACACTGGTGAAGCCTGCGACGTCGTAGCACTACCCGACAAGACCGTCCAGGTTGTCGGTACTTTCGGTACTGGTGGCTCTATCACCATGCAGGGCTCGAATGACGGTACCAACTGGGCAACCCTGACAGACCCTCTCGGTAATGACATCACGTTCACCGCAACAGGACTGAAGACCCTACTTGAGAACCCACTCTACATTCGTCCCATCGTAACTGCTGGAGACGGTACAACTTCGCTCACCGCGATACTGGCGGCGCTCGACGTCTCTAACTAATCGAGGTCGGCCATGACCGCTTATGAAAGCTATATAACAGCTCTGACGCCTTTCCTGTGGGCTCGACTTAATGAGTCGTTCGGTTCTACGGTGCTCACGAACTCGGCAGGTGGCCCCGATGGTACGCTCTACGGCTCATCCGTATTAGGTCAGCCGGGACTTGTCCCTGATGGTGGGACTTCCGTTTACTTCCCCGGTGATCTTGGTAGTTACGCCACATACCCACCTATTGGCGCAAAGGACGACGATTTCACTGTTATTGCCACCATAATGCCGGACGCTGCAGACACCGGGACTGTTGAGAACATCGTCGCGGTGGGTGACGCAGGTTCTGGAGGCACGATGGGCTGGATGTTCAGATGGTATCCGGTTGAGGATGCACTCTATTTCAGCTGGTATCGGGGTGGTTGGTGGTCTCGAATCTCCGTGGGACTTGGAGACATACGCGGAATCCCTACTCAGGTGGCAGTCGTCGTCTCATGGGTTACTGGGTTGTACGTGGACTTCTACAAGAATGGCGTGCTGCTGAATAGCACGGCACTTCCGGCGAGCTACAAACCAACTGGAAACTACGACCTGCATCCGATTCACATCGGCGTGAATGACTGGAACTCAACCACGCAAGGAGCCATGAAGGGCTACGAGGACGAGGTGTTGTACTTCCAGACTGCGCTGAATGCCACACAGATATCTGAGATATACGGCTTGTCGCCCGCTGGTATCGGCGGTTCAGGGGGTACCTCTTACAACGCATTCCTACGCCGCAGGCGCAGATAACAGGAGACGACGATGTCCTATGAATCTTACGTCGCGTCACTGTCTCCATACTACTGGGCACGCCTTGACGACACATCTCCGGCTACATTGGTTAACTCTGCCGGCGGCCCTTCTGGCTCGTACACTGGAGACGTTGTGCTCGCCCAGCCTCCGCTCAGGGATGACGGGGGGTACTCGGTTTACTTCGCCGCAGGTTTTGACAAATTCGGCTCACTCCCTGCGCGAGGCATCAAGGACTTAGAGTTCACAGCAGTAGCAACTGTGAACATGGACACCATCGCAACAATCGGAACAGTCCTCAGCATTGGGGACTCAGGCGTGGGCTCCGTCGCCGGGTGGCATTTCAAAGTCTGGACTGAGACGGGGAACACTGAGCTTCGGTTTACTTACTACGCAAGTGGTACGTGGACGTCGATAACTTCGACGGGCTTGGGAGACATTCGCGGAGCGAACACGCATGTTGCCGTGGAAGTTGATTTCGTCACTCACACTATCCGGTACTACAAGAACGGTGTGATGTATGACGAGAAGGGCCTCACAGCTGTGAGTGGCCCCGGTGGTACCTATTACGACAAGCCTCTCTACATCGGCACATCGGACTTCAATGCCACAACAACTACCACCTTTAGGGGCTTTATTGATGAGGCACTCTACTTCCCGACTCTCATTGGGCCGGATGCGATAGCAGCTCTCTACTCGCTCCCTAGCGGCGGCGCTGCTGGAGGTACCTCTTACAACGCATTCCTACGCCGCAGGCGCAGATAATAGGAGTACACAATGGCAGGACTTAGCAAGCTCCGTGCGGTCAACATCGCACTGGAGAACATCGGTGAGTCCCCGGTAAATACGTTGGTTGGAGCAACGGGAGACGCATTCGTGTCTACCGCAATCTCCATCCTCGATGAGATAACTCGGGACGTCTGCGCCGAGGTGTGGAACTTCAACAAAGATGAAGACTATGCCTTGGTTCCAGACGGCTCAGGGTACATCACCATTGCGGACAACATGATTACCGTGGATGGGACTTACCCAACAGACAATTACGCTGTGCGTCAGGGCAAGCTGTACGACATGACAGACCAGACGTTCGTCTTTGACGACACTGTCCGGGTCAACGTGGTGTGGGAGTTTGATTACGACGACACCCCGAATCACGTTCGCAAGTACATCGCCATACTGGCGGCGCGCACTTTCGCAAGGCGCATCCTTGGGGACACCACGGGTGAGCAACTGACTCAACAGGATGAAATGAGAGCACGCGCTTCCGCCAAGCGGCATGACGCAAAGAACAGAGACCGCACCATCTTCCAAGACTATGGCAGTGGTCTGTACAGACTCAAGCAACGGAGAATCAGCTAATGCCTTTGGTACGTCGCCCCATCCCGAGCTTGCTGAACGGAGTATCCCAGCAGCCGGCAAGCTTGCGGCACCCGTCGCAGTGCGCGCTGCAGACTAATGGATACTCCTCGCTGGCCAAGGGATTGCTCAAGCGGCAACCCTCGCAGCATCTCGACAGGATTACCACATCGGTGTGGACGGACGCATACACGCACGTCGTAGACTGGAGTGCCTCACTCAGGTTTCTTATTGTCATCATCGACAATGACCTGAAGGTATTCGACTTCGATGGCGTGGAGAAGACCGTCAACTTCCCTGATGGCAAGACGTACCTCAACGTGACTGACCCTGTCACTGACTTTGTGGCTGTGACCGTGAGTGATACCGTGTACATCGCCAACAAGACGGTGACTACGGCGCAGACAGCAACGACTGCCGGCGGCACCTTCAAAGGGAAAGTGCAGGACTTCGCATCGCTGCCTACATCTGGACTTACAGATGGGGACGTATACCAGATTGTTGGTGACGACTCCCTGTATAGCACAGGCTACTTCATGAAGTACGACGCCACCAACCTGGTGTGGATTGAGAGTGCGTACCCCGGTGACCTGATTGAACTCGACCCGTCGACTATGCCGATGAAGCTAACGTATAATGTTGGCACAGGTCAGTTCACACTTCAGGAAGAGACATGGAGCCAGCGCGGAGCAGGCAACACCGACTCCCTGCCTGACCCCGGATTCCTCGGCCTCGAGATTCGCGACCTGTTCTTCTACAGGAACCGGCTCGGTGTACTTGCCGGCGAGACGATGACTATGTCTCACTCTGGCCCCGACTTCGCGAACTTCTTCTACGAGTCCGCAGCGACCGAGCTGGACACTGACCCGATTAACCTGAGAGCCGCTAACGTGGCTGTCAGTACGCTGAACACAGCTGTGCCTTACAACAAGCAGCTGATGACATTCTCGGACAACACGCAGTTCACCCTCAGCACGGCTATTGGCCAGCTCCTGAAGGGCTCCACAGCTGCGCTTGATGTGTCGACCAGCTACGCCGCCAACTCGGTGGCCAAGCCGCGCACTGCCGGCGCAAGCCTGTACTTCCCATCGGAGGATTCGCTGTTCGCGAACGTCCGTGAGTACATCGTGTCTTCGGACAACGAGGTGCAGGACACCGCTGAGGAAGTCACTGCGCACATCCGCCAGTACATCCCAGCTGGTGTGTTCAAGATGGCTGTTGCCAAGGAAGAGGACGCAATGTTCCTTCTCAGTACCGGCGACCAGACCAAGCTGTATGTCTACAAGTTCTACTGGCTGAACGGTGAGAAGATCCAGAGTTCATGGAGCAACTGGCAGTTCGACGCCAACGGCACGATTCTGAACATCGACGTGCTGGACTCAAGCTTGTACCTGCTGGTTGCTCGCAGTGACGGCACGTACCTCGAGCGTATCGACCTGACGGATGACCCGTCGCTGACTGACCTCGGGTTCACCTGTATGTTGGACAGCCGGGTGTCGCTGACCGGCACCTATAGCGCCGGCACTGGCATCACCAGCTGGACGCTGCCATACAAGCACACAGACGTGTCCTCCATCGAGATTGTGAAGGGTGGGTCATGGACTGGTGAGGAAGGCTCAACGATTGCCATCAGCGAGTACAACGGCACCAAGGTAATCCGAGCTGTTGGTGACTATTCAGCACACCCGTGTTATCTCGGTGTGCCCTATGAGTTCCGCTATCGGTTCTCGGAGCAGTTCCTGAGGAAAGACCAGGAGAACGCTGCCGGCTCGCCCATACTCAACGGCGTGCTGCGCCTCCGCAGTTTCTGGGTGCGCTTTGACGATACCGGCTACCTGCGTGCCGAAGTTATTCCGAGGGACGGTGCGGACACCTACATCTACCAGTACAACGGCATGACGCTGGGTGCATCGCTCATTATTGGCTCCCCGCGTATTGGCAAGGGGGTCTTTAGGTTCCCGGCAATGGGTCAGGCGAAGAACGTACAAATCGACCTAGTAAACGACAAGCACGTCCCGAGCGCACTGGTGCGTGCCGAGTGGAACGGCACATTCACATCGAAGGCCGGGGGTTAATCCCCCGGTCATCCTTAGGAGTACCAATGCTAAGACAAATCGTACACACCATGAAGATGGTGTTCGTCGCCCCTGTGCGGCTTTACTGGGTGCAGTATGCAGCCCTCGGTCTGTCTGCGGCCTCTGCTGTAATGGGCTTCAGTGGCTCGAAGAAGGCTGAGAAGGAAGCCAAGCGCGCCGCCAAGCTGCAAGCTGCTGTTCAAAAGCAGCAGTACCAAATGCAGAAGGAAGACATCGCGGCTTCCCAGGACGAGGCGCGCCACAAGGCGAAGCTTGATATCCACGACACCACTGTAGCCTTCATGCAGCAACGCGCTGCTGTTGTTGCAGGAGCTGGTGAAGCAGGTGTTACCGGTGGTTCCATTGTGCGAACCCTCGTGGACAAGAACCGCACGCAGTCCGACGTTGTTGGCCGGACGATGTATGCACTCGAGAAATTCAATGAGCAAGCTGACCGCGACAAGCGCGGAGCTGCACTTGGCCTGCAGGCTTCCCGACAAGAGTACAAAGGAGCCAGCACCGCATCACTGGCGATAAGCGCCGGCCTCGGCTTTGCCTCTCAGGCACTGCAGATTGGCACCAATCGCGATGGTGAGTGGACAGGCTACAAGTGGTAACCACATAACGAGGAAGAACAATGCCAAGAACTACACGGACGCAGACGACGATTCGGGCTGGCTCTGGTGAGACGCCGGTAAACATGCCGCAGTCCCCGGTGCATTCTCCAGCACCCTATGTCAACTACGTGCGCATCAGCCCCGACCGAAGCGAGGCCAAGTCTGAGCTGTTGATTGGCGAAGCCCTGGCAGGGTTCGGTAGGACTGTCTCGCAGATTGCTGTAGAGCAACGCGAAGCCGACGCAAAGCGCCGCCGGCTGTCGGGACAAGCTGCGGCTCTCCAGCAGGGTGCACCAGAAGACTGGGGTGCCTTCCGCGAGGCCACTCTGGCTGACCCTACGAAAGGCAGAGAGTATCTCAATGCCTACTCGAGGCAGGCTGCCAAGGTTGCTGCTGCTGCACAATCCGTATCCCTGCAAGACCAGTTCGCGCAGCGCACCGACATCGACAACGAGCAGGCCTTCAACAAGTGGTTCACTGAGAACACCACTCGCGACCTCGATACCTTCGCTTCACTCGACGACCCGGAGACCACTCTTGCCTATGCTGGCAAGCTTGAGGAGACCGAGCTGACGCTGCGAGCTGCCGTCAAGGAACGCGCAGCAAACAAGGCGTACACCGAGACTGAGACCAACTTCAACATGGTTGTCCAGCAGGAAATTGAGGACGCTGTTGGTCGGAACGTAAGAGGCACCGAGTTGCTGGACATCTTGGTGCAGCAGCGGAGAGATGGTGAGTCTGTCCTGTTGAAGTCTGCGGACATCAATGAAGCACAGATTCGTGCTGTAGGTGAGCTGGCCGCGTCTGAAGGCCGCCCCGAGCTGCTGAATATCTTTGAGTATTCACGGCCTGACGCCACAGACCCGGAGAAGAAAATCCCCGGCCTTGCCTTCGCGAAAGAGCATGGAGCCCAGATTGAGAAGTACCGGAACGCAGCCACCAGAGAACACGATGCGCGCGTCTCAGAGCAGCTGAAGAAGACCACATACGAAGCTGAGAAGCGGGCGCAAGACCTGCTGGAGAATGGGGACACCGCGCAGCTGGAAGTGTTCGCAGACCTGATGGTGGAGCAGGGAGTGTTCACCCCGTCCACTGCCGCCAGCTACTACAAGGCGGCTCACAAGGTCGACGAGAAGGCTGCACGCATCCACCGCAACCTCAATAACATCATCACCGGCAACACCGATGCCATCCCGGCTCACCGCAGGGTGGAGACCATGGATGCGTATTACGACCGGATGATTGAGAAGGCGAATGCTGTCGGAACACCTGAAGCCTACCATGTGGCAACCAAGGACATCCTGACAACGAGTGCCTCGGTTGGTGCTCTACCCAAGGCACTGCATGACAAGATGCAGACCCTGAATGTCGTGAACCCCGAGACCTTTGCGTCCACCATCCAGCTCGCTGGTGTGATGGAGGCTGTGGCACCCTCGCTGTACTACGACAACGTGCCTGATGAAGTGCGCATGCAGATTGACCAAGCTGTCCGACTCAATGAGACGTATGGCGACCAGGGTCAAGCCATGGCACTGATGCAGGAGATGCGGAAGCCAGAGAACGTGGAGCGCCGCAAGCAGCTGGCCGGCGATGCCAAGGTACGCGCAAACCGGCTGGAGAAAATCAGGCAGAGCATCGGACTGGACAGTGATAACCGCAATGCCGTCGAGACCTCCCAATGGGTGTCCGACGTCGCACTGGATTACATGATTCAGACGGGCACTGATGATTACAGCGCCGCGCTTAGCTATGCGAAGAAGCAGTACAAGGCCAGTTTCACCGAAGTCAAACTAGGTGGTGGAGCAGGTTACGTGTCTGTGTACAAAGGACGCCTTGGGCTTCCTGACAACATCGAAGACCAGTTCCAGTGGTTCACTGAGAGCTACACCAAAGAGCAACGCGAGGCGACTCCTGGTCTGCCTGACGACCTGTCGTTCTACCTTGTCCCTGACGCTGCATCGAAAACCCAAAGTGAGCGAGAGTTCCTTGTGAAGGACTCGCTCGGTCGCATGACAATGGAAGTACGCGATGGCCTCGCTGTACCTGTGCGTATTGGCCAGAGGGAACTTGAGATGGGCTTCTACAAGGGCAAGGCGGCTGAGGCAGAAGATGTGCAGGCAAAGCAACAGGTGGAACGCGCAAGACGCGACTCGCGTGTTCTTCGTAACCGCAGGTTCTATCCTGCCAATGGAGACGTTTTGAGAGAACGATATCGCAACTACAAGGAGCGCCCGAAGATGCTGGAAGGCCCGCCGGATATTTCCCCGGATGCCCCGGCGAACGCTCCTGCCCCGACCTCATCGCTGACCCCTCCGCTGCAGGAGGCCGCCAGCATCGTGGCTCAGTATGAACAATTCCGCGACAAGGCGTATGCCGCAACGGAGGCTGAGGAAGCCAGGGGTATCTGGACGGTCGGCTATGGTGTCACCGAAGGCATCACGAGGGACAGCTCGATGTCCAAGGAGCAGGCCAAGGATGCACTCGCGGCCCAGCTTCAGAAGACTGCAGACGTTCTGGCGGACGAGGTTGGCCCGTACTGGAACCAGCTGAGCGATGGCCAGCAGGCTGTTGTCATCTCGCTGGCATACAACGTCGACAAGGACGTGGTCGGTCAGCTCAAACGGAGCAAGGCCCTGCGCGCACTGAAGCGTGGAGACCTGGAGACGTTCAAGCACGAAGCCTTCGACTCGAAGGTTGGATTTGTTAAGCAACGCCAGAAGGACGGAACCAAGAAGGTTGTCCGTGGACTGGTGAATCGTCGTCGCGACGAATTGAAGAAGTTCAATGAAGCTTCTGGAGTTGATGTCGCGAGTAACCTATAGGAGAACACATGAGTGACTTTCTGAAGGACAGGCAGGTCGTACCCCAGTACCTCCCCGTCACACCCCGGCCTGTCGAGCCTACGGAACCGGAACTCTCCTCCGAAGAACGCGTCCAGAAAGGTCGCGCAGTACGTGATGCTGCATTTCAATCAGTAAACACCCTGCGCGGCCTTCATGGCGCAATAACTGAGGCTGGCTTTGAGACAGACTACGGCTACCGAATCGACATGGAGTCGGAGCTGAAGGACATCCCCGAAGTCTACCAACCGTTTGTTGCTGACATCCTGAGCGAGTCCCGTAGTGCCAAGCATGCTGCTTGGCTGAAAGACCGGACGATGTCAGAGCTGAAAGCCTATGAGACCATCGGTGAGTACACTGGCGGCAACATCGCCGGCACAATGGGCATCATGGCACTCGCTTCTATATTCGACATCCCGACCGTGGCTACGCTGGGCCTTGGTGTGGAGCTATCTGCTGCACGTCAGGTCGAACGCTTCGGTCGCATCAAGCAGGCTGCCAAGGTGGCCGGCTTTGAGGCCTCTGTGAACGCGGCCCTGGAAGTTCCGCTGGCCGAGGGCAACCCGACCGGCAACGCTGAAGACATCCTGTGGGCTGCCATGTTTGGTGGGGCCATTGGTGCTGGCATTGGTGGCGTAGCCTACCGGGTGCCCAAGGGTACCCTTGCAGCACGTCAGGCTGACCAGATGGCTGGTGTTGCAGAGCAGACACTGGAAGGCATGGCCAAGGTTGAGGCGTATACGCTGGCTGGCCGCGAGAACGAACTGAACTTGCGCCCACCGGAAGAATGGTACGGAATGGTACCGGACGCCCGCCGGGAGCCGGCCCCCAAGGTCACTGAAGTGTACGACCCGGCGAAGACCATTGCCGGACTCGAGGCACGCCGCATGGAGCTGGAAGCTCGTCAAGCGAAGATGGGCGAGAGAACCTTCCCCGATGAGCCGATTGCACCTGAGTTCATTGCTAAGGGTGAAGGCATGGCCGAGGAGCTGGACTTCATCCGCAAGGTTAATTCAGGCGAGATGAAGATGAGCAGAGCTGAAGCCACTACAGCTCACATCCAGTTCAACAAGGAGAAGATTGACTTCCTGAACAAGTTCCGCGAAGCCGACCCAAAGGGCTACAAGGAAATCTACGGCACCAAGTCCAACCCGCCCCTTGAGGAGTTCGAGGCTGGATTCGCGGCTGCCCAGAAGAAGATGGCCAAGGCTGCGCGTCAGCATGCCAAAGAGCTGGAGAAGTACAAGACTAAGCTGGACGAGTATGGCACCGAGAAGGACGCAATCCTCGAGGAGCTGGACTCTATCGAGACAGAGCTGGCTGCCGCCCGTGCTGAGGAGAAGCTGGCAGGCGACAAGGCCCGTTCTGTCGGCGCGGCGCAGGCCGGCGAGGTTGGCGGCATCGACCTTCGCAGTATCTCAGACGACGAGTTCGACGCCATCTACAGCATCCCTGAGATGCGCCAGCAGCGCATTCCCGGCACCAAGTGGCTCAAGGGTAAGCTGAAGATGTTGAAGCCCGGAGAGAAGGCTGAAGACCTTGCTACGAGGTTTGACGCCGCAGGTGTACTGGGCCGGTCTCCCAACCAGGAGTTCCGTGCTGCCAGCACAAAGCTGCTGCAAGACGCAGTCCCGAAGGTAGGACACGCAGTCAACCCCGAGACAGCCACTGAGCTGGCCGAGTGGATGCGTGATTCGACCATGGGCCTTTACGACTCCATCGCACGTCCTGCATTCAAGGCGTGGCTGAAAGAAGAAGGCTACATCAACAACATCACTGCCCGCGCTCTGGACTGGGACGGAAAGATGCGCTCTGCGTTTGAGGAAGAAGTCCTTGAGGCACGCAAGAATGGTCACCACCCGAGCAAGCAGGTCATGGCAGCGGCGGACGCGATGGACGCGGCCTATGAACGCGCGTTCAACTATGCGAAGGACACCAAGCTCCCCGGCTTCGAGGAGCTGGAGTACGACCCGCACTACGTGACGAGGCGCACCGGCCACACCAAGGTGATGAACCTGAACTCGGAGTACACCGCAAGC